AATCAAAGGTTGAGGAAAACAAACAAGAATCCACAACCGAAGAAAACCAAGTCTCAAATGACAATTCAGAAAAAGCAGATGAACAATCAGTTGAGGTTGTTGATTCTGAGAAAGCTGAAGAGCCAAAAGAGAAATCTGAGGAAACTCAGATTGAAGCTCAAGAGCAGCCAAAGGAAGAAGCCTCACTCAATAGTGAAGAAAAAGTAGCTACTGAGACCGAGCAATCCGAATTACTTGAAAGAGTAAAGGCACTCGAAGAGGAAAATGCCAAGCTGAAGAAAGCATTGCACAACACCCTTGTTGAAAGAGTTGTTGATGCAAAAATAACGGTTGGTCTTGAGTCAGCAGAAAGCAGAGAATCGGCAATTGAGGATCACAGAAATCGTAGTGCATCTTCCTTGGCAGATTCACTGAGAGATCTGGCAAAAATGCCCAAGCATAAAAATGCAAAGGTAGAAATGCCAGAGATCACTTCGGAGACAGAAGTCGTAGAGGGTGAGAAAAACGTAATTACACTTGACGATGAAGGCAAAGAAGAAAAAGCTGACGAAAAGATTTCCGCAGAACAGCTTTTCGTAGATACGCTTATGGGTCGCCGTAAGCTCTAATTCAAACACTAATAGGAGAACAATAACATGTCATTAGCAAAATTTCGTAAAGTAGGCACCAAGACAGGTGCCGGTCGTTTCGTAGTTTCTGAGGGCATTGCCCCAGCAGCATACCTGCTTCCTCACCCAGGTCTTCCAACCTGGTACCAGGACAGCGAAGATGACCGTTTTGAAATTGTAATCACCAAGGGCACAGTCCTTTCGGTGGTTGCAGACTCAAATGGTGATTCAAGAATCGTTCCTGCGAACGGAACAGGCTCTAACGTGACTTGGGGTGACAACATGCCAAGCTCGTGGGATCCACTAGATGGTGCTACACCAAGCTACAGCTCGGGGGCAACAGATACAATTGTCGTACCAGCTCGCTCAGTCCCAATTGGCTGCGCACAGTATGATCTGTATCGTCCATTTGATAAGGGCACCTCACAGGGTGCGGGTTTCATCACTCATGGATACGTTGAGTATCCAATGGTGAGTGGTGTTAATGCAGACGTCACAGTTGGTTCGGTTGTAAGATCAGACCACATGGGTCGTCCTGTTTTGGCAGCTGCTACTGACTTCTATGCGTCATCAGCAGCCTATTCTTACCTCCAGGTTGGTAAGGTAGTAGAGGTAGAAAAGTTTGCAACCAACTTTGATGATGGTCTGCTTTCCTACATGCAATTGCCATCAGATCCAGGCGCACTTAAGACAGTGTTTGAGCTCACCAGGGCTGGCACTTACTCAGGCAAGCTTGGCATTCGTTCCAATCTGGATGTTCACAATGTGGTTGGTGCATTCCGCGTCAATCTGACACTTTAGTAAAAAGAAAATAAAACAGGAGGAATATTCCTAAGATGAGTAAGACAATCCAAGAGCTCCTCTCGGGTCTCCCAGCTTGGGAGTCTGCATTAACCGAGGATGGGCATATCGATGAAAACAACAGAGTAACCATCAAAGAGGCTTTTGCGTCGCCTGATGCAGCTGCTCTCTTTCCTAAGGTGATCTCACGCACACTCAAGGAGGCGGCAGAACCACAGTTGTTGGTGACTCCGCTTCTTTCAACAGTGCGCCTAGGCAAGGGACGCTCGTTGGAGTTTCCGGCGGTTAATGCAATCCAAGCTTCAGAAATACCTGAAGGTCAAGAGTATCCAGAGCAGGCACTCGCATTTGCTAAGCAAGTCGAGGGCAAGGTCTCCAAGAAGGGCGTCAAGCTAGCTTTCACTGAGGAAGTTATAGCCGATTCTCTTTGGGACATTGTCGGCATGCACGTTCGTGCAGCTGGTCGTGCCATGGCAAGACTCAAGGAGCAGATTGCGCTTAGTCGTTTTAAGGATGCCGCAACGGTAGTTTTTGACAATGATAGCGCTTCATATGACGATACCACAGGTCTCGGTTTTGACGGCAACACCAACAAAACAATTACCTGGGATGATATTGTTGATATGGCAGCGGTTCTCATGGCCGAAAACCATGTTCCAACAGACTTCATTCTGCACCCACTCATGTGGTCAATCTTCCTTAAGGATGCAATTTTCCACACAGGTGGTTCAGCAGCAGCAGTCAACACAAGCTGGGGCTATCGCCCACAATCAGCCGATGGTGCGCTTAATGCAACAGCACCGCTCGGATTGAATGTCATTGTTTCTCCGTTCGTAAGCTTCACGGCCAAGAGCGGTGCAACAGCAGCCAAGTCAGACCTGTTCTTGATTGACCGTAACGAAGTTGGTTCTCTGCTCGTCAAAGACGATTTGAGCACCGATCAGTTTGATGATCCAAGCCGCGACATCCGTTCAATGAAGATGAAAGAGCGCTACGACATCGTAATGCTCGGTGACGGTGAAGGCATCACAGTTGCAAAGAACGTCAGACTGACACGCAACTATGAGGTTGAACTTACAAAGGCAGTCTAATTAATACTTAGGGCCGTTATAGTTACTACCTAAGCGACTTGGGGTGGCGAAAGCCACCCCATCTTGCTTTGTGTGGGTAAAATTGTTACTACTTATAATATAGATTTTTGTAGGAGAAAAAAAGTGGCTCTTCCCCTAATCGATACAATAATTGCGCTTGATGTAAATATGGTTGCCATTAGATTTGGTAGAACCATAAAAATAAATAGTTTAAAAAATCAAAATTTTATAGTTCAAACAAACAGTGCTACTCCATCTGTAGTAACAAATCCATTTTTAGATATACAAACAATAGTAGATTATAATCAGGTGTCCAGAACTTTAAAACTTTATTGGGACACAGAAGCAAATTTAAATACTAATACAGAATATCTCATAAGGCTAGTCAATTTTATTGATGCAGTCAATGAGTCAATTCCAGAAGAGCAGATAAGTTTTACATGGAAAGGAGACGACGCAACACCATCCTCTTTTTCTTCTGTAAAGGCACCTGATCCAAGCGAAATATTGGTTGAAGACAAATCAATAAGAACCGATGCCTACACCAGTATTCAAATATTGGCAAAAAATCCAGAATTTTATATATCAGATATTATTCCTAAAAATGGAGATTTCTATATTGAAAATGACTTTAATTTAGGAAGAGCAAAAATTACCTTTAATGCAAGACCAGCTTCAAACTTTTTAAATAATACATTTTTTAAGTGTCAAAGAAAAAAAATACAAAGAACTCCGTCTAGATGGGAGAATATATCAACAAATGTTCAATTACATTCTTGGAAACCAGAAGTTTATATAGACTTTCCATCCTTAAATGACGCTACACCATCCTACAATATTGAAGATAAAGAGTATTTTGAAAGCGGATATAAATATAGGATTATTGTTTCAAAAAATGTTGGAGTATAAATGGCAAATGCAGTATACACAAAAGCCAAACAGTCTCTTTTAAATGGCGAAATAAATACGTCATCATCAAATTATAAAATATTGTTATTAGACAAAAATTTTTATACCGTAAATTTTTCAACTGATCAATATGTCTCAGATATTCCATCTAGTGCAATTAAAGGAATATCAAACAATTTATCAAATGTAACCAGCACAAATGGAATATTTGATGCAGACGATATTCCAATAGATCATGACGGTTCAATATTTAATGCAATGGTCATATATCAAGTTGGCTCCTCAAATTCTAATTCAAGACTTATTATGTATATTGATGACTCCGACGGTTTACCGTTTGAAGGTAGTAATTCCAGTATTCCAATTACTATATTTTGGAGCAACACAGCTAATAAAATATTATCACTGTAAGGATTTAAAATGCCGATACAATATCCAGTCGCACTAGATAATTTTGTTAATCCAAACGTAAATGACAGGCTTGATTCTGTAACAGTACCCCATCATCAGCAGCACTCAGATTTAAACGATGCAGTTGAGGCCATTCAAACTGTAATTGGTTTAAATCCAGCAGGTGGACATTTGACAGTAAAAGACAGAATTGCAAGCATAGAGTCTAATGTTTCAAATATATCTGTATTAAATGGTTTGACTGATGTTACTATAAATTCTGTTACAACTGGTCAAGTTTTGCGATATAACGGTTCTGCATGGGCAAATTATGCAGAAGAAAACCTAGTTGACGGAGGAAACTTTTAAAAATGGCTAATACAATTAGAATAAGAAGAAGATCTTCTGGCGCACCTGGCGCCCCTTCAAGTTTAGAGAACGCTGAACTAGCTTTTAACGAAGTTGACAATACGCTTTATTATGGTAAGGGTTCAAGTGGCGAAGGTGGATCTGCAACAACAGTAGAAGCAATAGCTGGACCCGGCGCCTTTACAACACTAAGCACAAGCCAAACGATTACTGGCAATAAAACATTTTCTGGAGTTATTGCAGTTTCAGCTCCAAGCGCAAATGCTCATGCAACTACAAAACTTTATGTAGATGAATTAATAGCAAACGTAAATGCAAGTATTAACGCAGTTGCAACTTCATTTCAGATATCTTCTGATTCAGGAACCTCCACCATCACTTCTGGTTCTGACACTTTGACTATTTCTGGTGGCAATGTTGTCTCAACATCAATTGCTGGAGATACAGTAACGATAAATCTTGATGATACAACAGTATCTGCTGGAGATTATGGTTCAAATACAACCGTCCCAACCTTTGTTGTAGATGCTCAAGGTCGTTTAACTTCGGTAACAAATCAAACAATAGCAATTAGCGCTGCGCAAGTAAATTATTTTACTGAAGAGTCGCAAGATGCAGCTGCAGTTTTGTTTACGAATGCAACACACTCTGGTGTTTCTGTTGATTATGATGACGCAAATTCAAAACTTGCAATAACCAATCTTGGAGTAACATCTCTTTCTGGTACAGCAGGAGAAATTGTCGTATCCTCAGCAAATGGCTCTGTGACAGTTGGTCTTGCTAGCAATGTAAGTATTTCAGAAAATCTAATTGTAGGCGGAAACCTTACTGTCAATGGAACCTTAACTTCAATAAATTCAACCACAGTTACAGTTGATGATAAAAACATAGAATTAGCTAGTACTGCTTCTCCATCTGATGCAACAGCAGACGGAGCAGGTTTAACTGTTAAGGGAACAACCGACAAAACATTCAATTGGGTCAACGCTACCAATTCATGGACATCTTCAGAATATCTAGATCTTGCTTCTAACAAGGCCTATATGGTCAATGGAACAGTGGTACTTTCTAATACTACACTTGGATCAGGAATAGTTAATTCATCGCTGACATCTTTGGGAACTGTCACAACAGGAATTTGGAACGCTGGAACTATAGCCATTTCCTATGGTGGAACTGGTGCAACTAATGCATCTGGAGCTAGGGCAAATCTTGGATTGGCAATAGGTACTGATGTACAGGCCTATGATGAAGAACTCGCTGCAATTGCCGGTCTAACTTCTGCTGCAGATAAGTTACCGTATTTTACTGGAGTAAATACTGCAGCTCTTACAACGCTAACTGCTTTTGGTAGAAGTTTGATAGATGACATAGATGCATCTTCCGCAAGAACTACTCTTGGCCTTGGTACTATTGCGGTTCAAAATGCATCTAGTGTAGCCATAACTGGTGGATCAATAACTAATTTAACCACTTTTGATGGAGTCACTATAGATGGCGGTATATTTTAATCTTAGATAAAGAAAGGTTTTGCAGTGGCTTTACCTATACTAAATGAAGGTCAAATAGCTATTGATCCAGTTAATAGAATTTTTTATTACATGGATGGTGATGGAAATCTTGTAAACTCTTCGCTTAACTTGATTCAGCAATCAGACAGTTTGATTACTACCGATGACAGTTTAGCAATTCTTGGAAATACAACCACTATTGAATCAAATGTTACTATTTTAAAAGATCCAATAATTACTCTTGGTGGGAATACAGCCCCTCTAACTGACGACAACAAAGATCGTGGAATAGAATTTAGATGGCATAATGGCACTTCATCTAAAGTGGGTTATTTTGGATTTGATGATTCAACAGGAAAATTTACGTTCATACCTGATGCAACCAATACTTCAGAAGTTTTTTCTGGATCGTTAGGCGAGATAGATGCAAACATATCTTGGGAAAATGTTACTGGAAAACCGACTTTTGTAAACAGCATAACTGGAACTCTAAACGAAATAAATGTAACATCTAACACTGACAATATAATAATAAGCCTTCCATCAACAGCGGCAGTCAACATCAGTGGAACATCGGCTGGCTGGACCAACCCAAGAAAAATAACTCTTGCTGGAGATCTTGATGGAAATGTAACTATAGATGGCGGAAGTAATGTAACTCTTACTGCAAACATAGTAGCCAATGCAGTGACCTTGGGGACGGATACTTCTGGGGATTATGTAGCCAATTTGACGGCAGGAACTGGGATAACAATCACCAGTGGAACTGGAGAACAGTCTCAACCAATCATAGCTGTTACAACAAACACCTACGATGCTTACGGCGCAGCTGCAACAGCAGAATCAAATGCAGCAACAGATGCAACAACTAAGGCAACAACAGCTTATAATAACGCAACAACTTATGTAAACAATCAACTATTGTCAAAAGCACCAATTGATTCACCAACTTTTACAGGTACGGTTTCTGGAGTTACCAAATCAATGGTTGGTTTGGGCAACGTAGACAACACTTCTGACGAAAACAAACCGATTTCAACGACCACACAAGCAGCCCTTGATTTGAAAGCCACACAAGCGGATCTTGATTTGAAGGCTCCGTTGGATTCACCCACTTTTACAGGTATCGCTACAATACCAACTTTAATTATTGATGAAATAGAAGTTGACACAACTGGAGCTGTTCAACGGTCAAGTTTTAAAATTTAATGGCATAAGATTTGCTCCTGGGACAGACGCTACAACAACTCCTGGTTCTTTGGGTTCAATTGATGAACATTCCGACGTAATTCTTTCTACTCCAATAGCAGATGGTCAAGCTTTGATTTTTGATGGTACAAATTGGATCAATAAAACAATCCAGCTTGGAGAAAACACAAAAGGTTCATATGTTCAAAGTCTTGCTGCTGGTACTGGCATAACTCTGACCAACAACGAAGAAATCGGCATCTTTGGAGAAGGCACAACGCCGATTGTTGCAGTGAATACCGCAGTCATAGCACCACTTTACTCTCCAACTTTTACTGGAACAGTTTCTGGTGTCACCAAGTCAATGGTTGGTTTGGGCAACGTAGACAACACTTCTGACGCCAATAAACCGATTTCAACGGCTACACAAGCGGCTCTTGATTTGAAGGCTCCTTTGGCTTCACCCACTTTTACGGGCTTACTAAAAACAAATGACTTGATTGTTTCTGGAAATTTAGTTGTTAATGGAGATACCGTAACACTTAACGCAGAAACATTGGTTGTAGAGGATAAAACTATAGAACTTGGAACTTCTTTGACACCAAGTAATACAACAGCAGACGGTTCTGGAATTGTGGTTCCAGATGGTTCAGCAAACAAAACGTTTACATGGGTAAATTCAATTAGCTCTTGGTCGTCTTCTGAAAATATAAATCTTGCACTTGACAAAGTAATTAAAATAAATGGAATAGAAATTTTATCTTCAACAAATTATATTGGCAAGGCTGCCACAGCCACAATGGCTGATCAAGTGGTGGCAAATTCTGTCACTCCCACAATGTTGCAAGAAGGTCCAGCAAGATCAGCATTTAGATCTGAAATTTTAACGATAACCAATGCAACCCACACATTGCTACTTTCAGACCTTTCAAAGTTAATTATAATGAATAATTCTTCTTCTATGACTGTAACTGTTCCCTCAGAAGCAAACACTGCTTTCATGACTGGTGATAGAATAGATGTAACAAGATATGGAACGGGTTCTCTAACATTCAATTCGCAAGAAGGAGTCAGCTTAAGGGCAACTCCTGGATTAAAACTTCGTGCCCAATACTCAACCGCAACACTGACCAAACTTGCAACAAACGAATGGTTAATCGTGGGTGATTTGGCGGCTTAATATGACAATAAAAAGACGGTGTAGCGTCTGGTGTTGCAAAGTCGGAAAATCCGCTTGTTTCAACAGGCACTGCGACAAACACGGCAAATACGATTATCACTAGTGCAGGATTTAAAGTTGGAACTGTAACCAATGAATCAACGGATGATTCATCAAGAGAAAATACAGTTAAAGAAGATATTACTTCTTCCTTAAGACCATTGGGAAGTGCAATTGATTATACTGCTTATAGTCCGTTCTTCCCACCATATTTCCCGCCTTATTTCCCACCATTTTTCCCACCGTTCTTTCCGCCGTTCTTCCCACCGTTCTTCCCACCATTTTTCCCGCCTTATTTCCCACCGTTTTTCCCACCGTTCTTTCCGCCGTTCTTTCCACCGTTCTTCCCGCCGTTCTTCCCGCCTTATTTCCCGCCGTTCTTCCCGCCGTTCTTCCCGCCGTTCTTCCCGCCGTTCTTCCCGCCGTTCTTCCCGCCTTATTTCCCACCGTTCTTCCCACCATTCTTCCCACCGTTCTTCCCGCCTTATTTCCCGTCCCTTCCTCCGTGCGTTTGCTGTGTGGGCCTGTTTGTTAGCGAAGCCGTATGCGCACAAGATGAAGGTGGTGAGCATTATCTATACGCCCGCAATGGAACACATTACGATGGATCGTGTGGAGCAAGCGGCTCATCAGGCACTGGTTGCTCAGGCGATTGTGTCGGATGTAGCTGTCCTTCATTTACAGAATGGGGTCCGTGGCAAAAGTTAAATATTAGATGCTAGAATAGAGTAATGGAGATTTATTTATGTTAATTCAAGTACCAGAAAATGCAGACACTAGGACAATAAGATCTTTTGCCGTCCTGGTAGAGGGTGAATATACTGGAATTATATCTTTTCCAGAATCAGAAAATTCTATCATGAGTCGTTTGATAGATGGCCTAAGTCAAAACCCAAATATAACACCAGTTAATCAAGAAGAAAGTTCTACTCCAAATCTATATAACATATATAATGTTACTGTAGGTGAAGAATATTACGGGAAAATCATTTGGCTCAATACAGAAGAGCATCAAGCTGTTATAGCAGGCTTAGAGTCAAACCCTACAATAATGCCAGTTGAATTGAGTCAAGTACAAGATGTTCAAATAGGTTGGATTTGGAATGGAAATAGTTTTAATAGACTATAAAAAATAATATGTCTGCATGGAAAAAATATAAAGAAAAAAATATAAAAAAAACCAATAAAGATCTAGATCTTATGAGTGATCAAAAAGATCAAGAAGAGTTTATAAACAATCAAAGTATTTTTATTTCATTACCAGCACTTCATGAGTCTGAATTGCTAGAGACCGTGGTAGATTGTTTTAAAAAAGCAAAAAATCCAGATAAGGTATTTATCGGTATTTGTAATCAAAGATTAGATGATGATCCATTTGAAGATTTTAGTCAATTTAAAAACGTAAGAACAATTGAATTAAAATCAAAATTTATGATTGGTCTAGGAATGGCATTTTTGCTTTCCTCATGGTTAATTAGAGACGAAGATTTCTTTTTTAGGATAGATCGGTCATAGTAGATTTTTCAAAGATTGGGATTTTATTCTCAAAAAAAATTGGCATAAAATTAGAGCTGACGGATACAGCAAAATTTTGATAACTCAAAGAACACCTTTTTATACAAAACAAGGAGATAATGACCTTACCTTTTTTGAAATTGGATATCCTGATCCTGATTCGTTAAAATCAGATCTATTACATACTCTACAATATCCAAAATCAGAATATCACACCAATGAGAGGAATATGCCCGAGGACTATAATAATTGGGATGACATAGAATACAAAGAACATTTTTTTGCTTCTGGGCATATGATGTTTTCTTCAAGATCGTTTGTAGAAGATATCCTTCCAGATCCTAGAGTTATATTTTTTGGAGAAGAACACACATTTCCTTTGAGAGCGTATGCTAATGGATACAGAATTTTTGCAATAAAAAAAAATGTTCTTTATACATTAAATAAAACTCCAGAGTATTTAGCAAATACTAATAAAAGAGACTGGAAAAATTATCAAAATACGCATCACAGCAATGCAATGTTCGTTTATTATTCAAACTTTTTTAAGAAAATTTTAAAAGGTGAAGAATTTGGTCCGTTTGCCGCCAAAGATAAAGAATCGTATGAAGAATATATAAAAGCTATGGGCATAGACTATAGGAATTTGATATAATTAATCATCAAAACGGTGTTAATACAAAAAATTAATAACTTACTATTATCTGGGAAGGTTTTTAAAAAAAAGAGGTCACAAAATGTCATTTAACGGTTCAGTTTTTGCAGTTAATAACACACTGCTTCTCAAAAGGTCAGACGAATCAAATAACGCACCAGAATCGTTAATGCTAGGCGAATTGGCCATTAACGTGGCCGATGGTAAATTGTTCTACAAGAACAGTACCGCCAATGCTGTCATTCGGTCTCAATCTTATTTCAAACGTGGTTGGTACCGCCAACCAGGTCTCAGTAACTGCAAATGCAACTAGCGGTGTATATACCCTTTCTCTTCCCGCTACCGTTAATGTCGGTAATGTTGTTGCAAATACATTAAACGTCAATGGAATTACGATTGATCCAACTGGAGCCACAACAAATCAAGTTCTTAAGTTTGATGGAAATAGTTTTGTGCCAGGTACAGACACGGGCTTGGCTGGAACTACGTATTCAGCAACAATAGGC